GTATTAACGTGCTGTGCATCAGTAAATTGCTGTTCAATAACCTGTGCTGACGTTGCACTGGTAAAACCTATGGCACTTGCATCAATGCGTGTATTAACGTGCTGTGCATTAATATGCTGCTGCGACAGCGCCTGCGACATAACCGCAAAACCAAAAATAACGGACTCTGATGCATCAGTTTTTATGCGAAAAGTATAGTGAATACTTGCGCGTTTGCTGCGTTCAAGCTGTAAACGTATATCGCGCAACATGCCAGCATCCAACATCACATCACCGCCATGTAAAATGCTATCATTGAATAATAACGTTAATACCATTGTGCCTTCTGGCGCAGGCGGGGTAAGCTCGTGCCAATAAGTTATTTCTGCGCGAATACCTAATGCCCACAGCGCATCCAATAAGCCACCATGCGTACCTTTTACTCGATGTAGCTGCAATGAGTTAGCACAAACACTGCGCTTTATTGACTCCGGCCAATTATCATTCCAAACATCAACTGATAAAGCATAAGCCAACCAAGGCAGGAACTTTGCTGGGCATTTGAACGGATCATGTAAATCACGAATAATATCTGCTTTCAAATGGCAATATTTAGAAGCAGCATGTTCTTCCAATTTACGCTCAAATTCAGTGGGATTTGGGATCAATGCAGTAAATGAACAATCGCTCACAATGCAACCTCCCTTACATCAAACGCATCACAAAATGCCGCCTGCACATCATTAATCTCAATCGGCAAATTGGGCGATTCAACCAATGCTCGATAAACCCCTTCTTGATGCAAAACAGCATCAATACCGCTTTGCGTTATCCAGTGCCCAATTCGCTCTGATTGCAGGCGATATGCCAAAAAATCAGTATGAATTTTATCAAGAATAGGTTGAGAAGCAGGCCCTGGATAAAACTGTACTGTTGCGTTAAGTGAATAATGTATGATCTCAGCACTTTGCACAGTCACCACATCACCCTGCGGGAACGCATAATGCCCTGTCACCGCTTCATGCACTTTGCTAATTAACTCGGATGATGCAGCTCCATCGCCTTCATGCGATAAAATGGTTATAGTGATGTGATAAGGCGACGGACTTACAATTCGCGCATCTTTCACACGAGAATCCGCAGATAAAGCATGAAACAAGTACCATCCGATTGATCCGCCTTTAGCTTGACCTTCTGGTGACAACATTAGACGCTTCAAAAAAGCCTCATCACTCTCCATAATAGCTGGTGCATCATCGGTTCCAGGCACAATAACTAAACGTACCAAACCCCAATAGCGCAGCGCGATATGATCAAGATCACTACCCTTTGCGTAAGCGGGCATTGTTGAAAGCACTGCTTCATTAATTCGCTGCCTGAGCAGCAGTTCTTTATAAGTATCAGCTTGAATATGTCGCGTGCTTGGATCTGACTCCAGATCAAGATAATACAAGCCTGCATCATTATTGAACGGAACTTTCCAATAAACCTCAGTGCTCGTTTCTACAAGCTCAGCCGCACGAAAAACGGGCGAGCCTTGTTGGAATAGGAGCGGATGGAGTGCGTTAAATGTTGCTGATCGCTCATCAAGCAAGCGCTCATAATCCAACGACTCATAAGCAAGCGGCGGCGGTAGCAATGATAAATCTTTATCATGAAACGGCAATGCTGTTGTTGATGTTAAACTCACACAATCACCCTCGTCTCAATAGCCTCACCTAAGTAAATACCCGACAAGCTAAAGGTAAGTCGTCCGACTTTTTGATCTTCTCGTGACGCTTCCAGTCTTACTTGTTTTAAAATAAAACGCGGCTCCCACTTCCTTAACGCTTTTGCAATATCAGAAATAACGCCTGCACGAACAACGGCATTCTGCATCCAATCGATTTTCTCAAATAAATCACTGCCGTATTGCCGACGCATCACGCGCTTCTTAAGTCGTGTTCGCAAAATATCAGCAATGGATTGATTCAAGTGGTCAACACCTTTCAACAATCGACCAGTTTTAGCGCTCATACCTTGGCGCTGCAATCGAGTGATCCGTGCGATGATTCTTGAGCGTGTCAGTTTATTAGGTAGCACATCACTTAATGACGCACTTGATGCAGATGCAGCACTAGCCAACGCAAGTGTTGCATCCACTTTGTCTTCAATGCGCGCAAGCACATCAGCACTAGATGACGCTTGGCGTGAAAGCTGCGCTTGTATTAATGCAGATGTATGCTGCGCCATCGCTTTACCTGAGCTAATATCCATGCTACGCACCTATGCGTTATACTGATGTTGTACCATCAGGCATTGATAAGCCCGACTTCATCGGCAAACCTGCATCCGCCCACAACTCATTACAATAAGCCGTCGCACCTACTAAATTGGCACTGTCTGCATCATCGCGCGTCAAGTAATGTTGTGCATCAGTCACTAGCTGATCAACACGTTGACGCTCAGTCGATAAAGCTGAGCGAATTTCTGCTTCAACTTGCTGAGAACGAGCAAGTTCTTGCTTTAGCGCTTCTGTTTGCGCTGCTAATGCCGTTTTTAGCTGTGAAATTTCCGATTTGTTTAGCGTATTATCGTTTTCTAAGCTAGCAATACGACTTTCATTTAACGCTTTTGAAGCTTCAAGCGCTTCGATACGCAGTTTGTGATCATTTAATAGCGATTCTGTTTGGCTATTAATAATCAACTGCTTTTCGATATTGCCTTCGTATTCTGTTCGCAAAGCCGTGATACGCGCATCCAGCGCTTCACGACCTGTTCGAGCTTCTAACTCAACACCATCAACACGTTGGGTAAGCGTCGCAATTTGATTGTTGATCGCTGTTTGCAGATTAGCAATCGACTGCTTATTATTATTTGCCGTAGCTTCAACCGTGTTTAGTTTTTCACTTAATGCAGCAAATGCCTGATAGCCTTCCTTTTTTTCATCACCATCCAGCAACGTATCAATGGCGTTGACTTTTTGCGCCAACGCATCAAAATCAACTTCATGCACTTGAAGCGCATTAGCAATTAATGCCTTGGTGACAGCAATGGAATGACGCGCTTCAACTTGTCTTTGTTGTAAATAAGATGCTTCTAATTCTGCCTGTGTTAGCATGGATTACTCTCCAAAAATCATGTCATTAATTACGAATAATGCTGAATTAAAGTTGGCATATTCGCTGTTTGCGTAGCACGTTCGCCACTGCCTTGCTGTCTTATCTGTCTCAAAAGTAACGGTCTTTTTTACGGGATCAGCACTTAACACCTTTGCGTCTTTGCAATACATAAAGGCAGCTAAACCACGATTCTTTACAGTAACTTTCATATATAACTTAATTAACAAATACATTATCAGAAGCGGTTGCTGGATGACCGCAGGTTGCCAAGTCACCTAATCGACACACTGATATACTGTGTGCAAACACATTACCTGATCCCGTCATCATTACCGGTGAGCTGTGCGGTGACGGGCCGTGCGACTGCACAGGATCACCAACAACAGACACAGGCGTGCCGTTTACAAAAACAGTGGGTGCTAAAACACCAATAATCGTGCCGCCTGCTTTATCTTGCTGTGTTCTTGCTGCACCTCTTGCCACAACACACTCCTAATTAAACCCAATCGGGACGTAATCAGGTGGATTAATTCGCACGTTTTTACCCACCAAATACAAGTCGCCTGTAGCATAAACGTGCGTTTCACCTGTTTCTCGGTCATGTCGAATGTAGCTACCATCTGCAAAATCTTGCCGGTAAATTGTTGGCTTGTCTGCCTTTTGCGGAAACATATCTCGATCAAGCGAGAAAATCACAATACCCTGTGATGGATCGCCACTGAACGACATAATTTGCACTTGCTCATCAATTTCCGGTGCCCACCAACTCATATCCTTATGCCACCGCTGTTTTGCCCAAGGAATCCAATTTGTCAGTATGCCTTCGGTTTGCACGCGCAACCGCTGCTCTTGATAATTTGCTTCTTTAACAATACCTTCTCGGAAAATATTGTTAGCAATTCGCTCAAGCTCCGAGATTCGATACCCCGGATGATCTACATCTGATTCGCGCATACTCATGATGCAAGCTCAGCCTGATCGTTTAGGTATGCCGCTGCCGCGATTTGCATTTTTTCAGCATACTTATTTTCTTTGTACTTTGGACCATTATAACGATAAGCAATATCGTGATAATTTTCATTTTTCATCGCTTCACGAACTTTGCCGTTCTGGTAATTTGCAATAAATATCATAAAGCCTTCGACTTGATTATCTGCTGACAAATGAAAGCTATCAGACATTGCTTTTGCTGATTCAAAGCCTGCAATTTTATGATTAAAGCCCATGATTTGGAATGCGCCGAATGATGTCGCTTTATGTGCAATTTCTTCATCAATCATCTTGATTGCTTTTGCTAAGCGCGAATATTGCTCATCATATCTGCCATAGCCACCTGCTCGTGGATTGCAAATATCAGGAAATCGCTTGTGATATTGTCGCGCAATGGATTCACTTTTTTCTTGTTCCAATAAGCGATAAGTCCAATGGCGTTCAAGCAGAATCGGGATTTTACCGCCACCCCAAGCATATTGACCTGAGCTTTCTGTCATCACAACACCATAGACGACGTGTGCCGGCACTGTTAGTGTTGCTGCAATAGCTTCGATAGTTGATTGCTTGATCATAATTACCCTTACGTCTCACGACGTTAGTTTGGTATCAGTTTAGCTGCTTAACATTAAGTGCTGTGCAATAAGCTGCTTAACGTCAAATAAGTCTTTTGTTGATAAGCCTAACAATATTCGCTTATCTAATGTAAATCGGTAGCGCTTAGTGCGGATTTCCAAGCCGAGTTGATGGTTTGTTGCAATGTGATCAAAAAAGCCCTCAAAACCAACATCTGTTTCATTATCCCCAACATCTGTTTTGATGTAATTTCCTAGCTTCCTAAACATTTTTGCCGAGCCACGCTTGCGCCGAATCATGGCTTTACCGTCTGGTTCTACATTCCGTTTAATGCGCCGCAAATTTTGCTTTCTCAAGTGATTAGCGATGGCTTTTAGCAGTTTGCGTTGCTGTGCTGGCTCAAGTTTTCGCTCAATATTGTATAAAAACGTGGTTAATACGTCGATGTTTGGATCAACACTCACTGCGCGAACCTCCTTCACCATCAATGCCACTTTCAAATTTTGAACGATAATCAATTTCAATAAAAAAGTGTAAATCAACAGAATTATCGTTATTCCAAATAAAATTTAAATCGAATTCTGCTTCATCAATACGCTGTTTCTTTGTCAAAAAGTGAGCGAGTTGCGCGTTTAGCAACACAACATCGCCTACAAATTGCGATATTTTCAAAAAAATAATGCATTCGCCGTGCAGCAACATCATTGATTGTGGTTCATCAGCAAAAGGTGAAATATTTAACTTGATAGCACCATCTTTCTCGAATGAGATCGCCTCATCTCGCTCTGCGCGGGCGTAGTATGTTTCGTTGTGATGAAACCTTACTGTGCTACTTGTGTTACCGAAGCGAATTTGCTCTGTTTTTAAGCCTGCATTTTCTACTAAGAAATCGCGTAATTCGTTATGGTAGTTAATAATATTCATCTTACCGGCGCTACTGTTTGATTGTTGTTACGTTTTTCAAAAACAGCTTTATATCAATTCTACATAAACTGTTTGAGCGGGCTTACCGAGCAACTTATTAATTGCTAAGCGGTAATTCATCGCATAACTACTTGCTGATTCTTCTAACTCATCACCTCGCGTCATTACTTCGTGTCGTGTTGTGTCGCTGCTGCGATATGTGTTATTCAGTAGCATCATGGCGCGTGAAAAAACCGCTTGTTGGTACGTCACCAATAAATCACCCGCGCCGTTTACTTCGCCCTGCGGCACATGATGCAACGTTGCATAACCTGCATTTGACCATCCACACCATCGTTCGTTAAGCTCGTCATTTGTGTGAATAATCGCATGTTCAAGCGCATTTAAGCGCCGCTCATTGCTCACACTAGCATCAGTCACATAATCTTCATCAAAATCAGTGATGCTTAGGTCAGGAAAAAATCCATTGTTTTTAACGCTTGCATCGCTTGCCACACCCGATTCATCCGCTCCCATATTATTAACAGGCGACTGCATGGTTGTGGGTTTTAAGTAATCAGGTATCATTGCCCTGCCTTCTATTTACGCGCATCAATTCATCACGATACTGGTCACGCTCTTGCATCGCCTTTTCGCACTGCTTGAACTTCCATTTAGCCAGCAAAAACAATAGCCACACTAAAGAAACAACCAATATAAGCAAGAAGCCTATGAGCGTCAGTTGATCAGCGGCTGCGTTGATTGCAGAGATGCCATTAGCTGACGCTGTAATCACATCCATAAGCACCTCTTTCTTAACTGGTCAATAAATCAATGCCGTTTTTTTCAAAAAAGCGCCTTAACGAATAGCCGATTTTTTCCAGCGCAAGCGTGATAATCATTAATGCAATACCAAGCGTAACCGCCCAGCCCCACTGTTCTTCGTTTAACTTACCAAAACCCAACACCATAAAGCTGACAAAAAAAGCAGCATCACGCCAGCGCTGGTAGCCACTGTGGTGAATCGCGGCGCATAGCGCAAATGCAGCAATCATCCAAAAAATTAAAGCACTCAACCATGATGCAGCATCCATTTTATTTCCCTTTTAGCTCATAGTGCTTTGGTACTGTTTCATCATGAATCAAAACTGCGGCGCGGCGCAGACCGATAAGTCGAAAAACTTCACTCAGCGGATGTGCAAACAAATTATGGATAGCCCACCAAAATTTCTCATTTCCCGACCGCTTACCTACAACCTTATACACTTTGCTCACCATCAACCCCTTTTGCTTCTGCATTGGCTAATCCCACAACATTGCGGCGGTAGCGCCATTTTGTGCTGTGCGATAGTCATGATCAACACAAGAAACACCGCGAGAAATACCACCATCTTCTTGCAAGTAAGGTGCGCCAAGATAGTATGTTTTGTTTGGCGACACGCGAAAGCTTTCCATTTTTTCTTTCGCCAGTCGCGCTTCTCTTTCCTTAATCATCATTGCTTGAAAGCCATCAATGATTGAGTCGCCAGACTTTTTTTGTACTGTACTGGGCTGTGCTTTTTGCTTTTTAAAGCACTCAAAAAGCCGTTTTACTGTATTCACTATTACAACCTTTTATTAAAACGCTAAACAAAGTGATTAACATTCGATTGATAAATCATCCAGCTAACCACTTGTTAGCGCAGGCTCAGTGTAGAGCTTGTTGTACAAAACGTTAGTATTGCTTTCTGCGTTTTTGCCAGTCCTCTCTGCAATCAATATCGCACCAACGTTTTGTGTCGTTTGTTTCTTTAAATGCTTCGCCGCAATTTAAGCAATAACCTGTTGCTATTGCTTCTTTTCCTGTGTTAATTTCGCTCAGCGCACAAGCTAAACGACGCTCGTTTTCTCGCTGTGCAATGTCAATTTTATCCATCGCCAATTTGATTTTTATTCTTATTCTTAAGGTGCTTTTCAGCAGCCTCCATGCGACCTTTCACGCTAATGTTTTTGTAGGTCTTATGCGCTATTGCAAAGTACTTGTATGCCGCATCCCAGTCTTGTTTTTTCTCTGCAATTGTTGCGAAAAACTTATGCCAACGTGCAAAGCTTGGTGCATTGACTTGCCATTTTTCACTATCAATGCGTGACAGGATTTCATTAATAGGCGCTTTTGTTACGTCACCACTTTTTTCGTATTCTTTTTCAGCCGCCTTTAGCACGCCATCTGCCACAAACTGTGGCAGCGTGCGATTGAACCAGTGCAGCACGCCCACCTTTTCGTTAGCAATCGCAGGATCAGCTAGCTCGAACAGCACATCCCAGCGCTCACCATCAACCGCCCAAATAACCGCCTGCGTTAGCACATCGTTTTGATGTGCGGCGTTGGGTTGTTTTTCGATATGCGATAACCAATCGCGCAAATATGGCAAATAGTGGTTAATTAAGGTTGCTGCAATTTCGCCGCGTTTGTCATGATTCGGCTGCACCTTGAGCGCTGCTTGATCTTTAATGCGTTGCACCATCCATTTTTTATACGCTTTTGCCCATGCGCTTTTATCTTGCTGCTTCTCTATTGCCGCATTTTGCTGTGCATAATAACGTTGCTGTTGTTGGCGCATGAGTGACATAACAAAAACCTACAGATTTGCCCATTTATGTGCAGGAATTTTTGTTATGTAATTGGTAACTTTAGCATTCGCTTTATCACTAAAATCACCAAATATAATTCTCTGCACGCTAAGTTGCGCCATCGCATTTAAGTCTTCAACGTGATACGCCTCACGTCGCGCATTCCAGTCAATCGACGATTCCAATTTGGCAACATACTCTAAGCTTTTTCGCCAGCTTTCTTTTTTGTAGTAAATGGATAAATTACCCATTGCATTACCACCGCCTTTAAGCGAGGTAATAACAACAGTGGTTTGTGGTAGGTACGGCACTGGGATTACCTCCAAGCCACCGTAAGTCCCCGTGATAATTTTGCGCTGAATATGTTGTTTTTCGGTTGACGTACCGCCTTGTTCGCTGTAATAAGCCCCTTCTGCCGCACCCAAAAGCGCTTCAGAAACCAGCACATGCATTTTATTGATGCGCTTCTCTAGCGGGATAGCTTGGTATAAGTCTTGAATAAAGTGATCAAAGTTTTCATAGTTTCCGCCTTTGCCGATCAATAAAGCATCATCAATAGACTGCTCAACCATGTCACCTTTATCGTTTTCAAGCTTTGCTTTGAAGCCATCATTTTTACGTTTAACCGCCGCTTCATCCAGCACCTTATCGGGCGCTCGCTGCTTATGTAATTCAAGCCAACCAATATTCACATCTTGCAAGAACTGATGAGTAGTAAGGTCGGAGGTTGTTACATGCTTTTCACCCCACCACCCGATCATTAGGCGATCATTGCCTAAGCTTGCATAGAATGCCGACTTGTAAAGCTGAAACCAATTAGGAAATTCTGACATCGTGTCGATATCATCATCATGCACGCGAAAGTCGAAATGGGCTTTAGCCATTTCATACATATTTGTTTTAGAGGGTTTTGGCTCACCGACACGACGCTCTTTGCCGTTATAGGTGTCATTCGTGCGCGTGTTGCGACCTTGCGAACCAATGGTTAAGCTGCCGCCTTTTTCTTGCTTGCGCGGCAATACGTTAATGTATTGCATAAAGGGGGCAAAGGATTGAATATCGCTATTGATGCGAACTTCAGTTGCGTACTGAAAATCGTCTGGCACTCTGCCTTTTTTTTGCGCGATTAAGGTCTGCACATGATGTTGCGCCATTCGCGTTGCTTCATGCACATTAAACGGCTCAGTCATTAATGTTGTATTAGGTTGACCGTGAAACTCTATAGCAAATTGCTGCTGAATGTTTTCAATCGCGGCTTTTGTAGTATCGAATGACATATTAACTCCAGCTCGACACCCTTTTCGGATGTCTAAGGGAACGCTCTCAAGCGCTTTGCCGGCATCTCACGACGCTGACTGTGTTTATAAGGATTATGTTTTATTGAGCATAACTTGTTGCTTTCTGATATTCAGCAAAGCCATCTAATAACGGCAGCTCACCGTCAGGCGTAGGCGGTACACCAGGGTTGTTTGCAGGGGTTTTGCGTAGCGTTGCCAGCTCGTTTTTTAAGCTCTCGTTTTCGCTTTTGACTGCCTCCACCTTTCCTTCTAAACCTGTCAATTTTTCAAGCATGGCTTTTCGGTCATCTTCCGCTTTTGCTTCTTGTTGTTTAAAAGATAATGAGAGTGCAGAAAGCCCCTCATTTACAGGTTTGGCAATTTCAGTAAGGCTGCTTTTTAGTTCAGCCATTTGTTCAGGTGTTAATGACATATCATCTTGCTCGTGTTGTTCGTTTTTTAGCGCATTAATGCGCGTGCTAATCGCTGCATAAGCCACAGGCTCTGTGCTGCTTAGTTGCTCAATAACGTTGTGCGGCGGTGGTCGCTGAATCATTTTTGCAAAGTCTTGCCATGCGGCTTCTGGCATGTTTTTTGCGGTTGCACTTACGTCTTTTTCACCAATAATTTCGTGGATCAAGCCTGCCGCCAGTGCTTGCTCAGCCGTGTAGTAGGTTTCATTCTCAAGGATGCGTTTTACATCTTCGGTGCTTTTATTGAGCGCTTTTTTGTAGCGACCAATCATTACGGCTTCATGCACGTTTAATGTGCTAATACCTTTTTCAAGCTGCGTAGCATTCAGAAAATCACAGAATAGCGCCAGCGGCTTGTGTAGCATTTGTATGCCGTTTGCAGCGGATTGGCGCTTATCACCCACCAACATTAAGTAGCTCCCCATGCTCATCGCGTAGCCCATGTTAATGGTTGTAATGTGAGCAGGGTGCAGGTCTAATTCATTAAAGATTGGTAAGCCGTGGCTAAATGAACCACCAACGCTTGAGATTTTTACGGTCAGCTCTTCGAGTTTTTTGTATTGCTTGAGCTGATCCAGAAATTCATTCACTGTTACATAATAACCCCCAATCACACCGTACAACTCGATGGTTGCGTGCGTTGCTTGTTTGCTGCTTGCTTCGATCTCGAAGCGGAAGCGGTCGTCGTGTGGGTGGTTGCTGTTTGTCATAACTTGTTTTTATAGAAAAACTTGGTTGCAAGCAAACAGTTGGTGTCTATATTTGAACTTTGTGTCTATATTTGAACTTTATTTTTATTTTTGGCTGTTTGGTTTAGGTGGGATTCAGTTATCCAGCCCGCCGCTTACGTGATTTTTTTCGCAAAAAGTGGCGCTTGCCCCAGCAATTATTCACCAGGGCAAGCATAGATAAGACAAAGGATAAGTTGACGGATAAGGTTGTTTTGGATAAATGGTTTTTATAAAAGAAAAGGCGTAGAATGAACAGAATGCACTTGACTGTGCTAAGCCCCGTCGTGATGACGGCATTATCCGAACTAAACCCCGCCTCAAGCGATGCAACACCATCTCGGCGGGTCATACGGAAATATAAGTATGAATATTAATGATACCACTTTCATTCCCGCCGCTCTAGCAGAATTAAGCACCATGAACTATCTAAACTTATTAACGCTATGCATCACTATTATTGTGATTGTTGCTATACCCTTTTTACCTGCAATTATCCGTGCTATTAAAGGCTGTCCGAAGCACGAATAATATTCAAAGCCGTATATCTTCAGGTTTACCATGTATTTTTGCAGCATCTTCGATGGTTGGGTATTGTTTGTAGCGATGCACTAAGTCATGCAGGTAGATTTTGTGCTCGTGCTGTTTTATGCGTAGCTTATGGTTGGGGTCGGCTTGTTGCTGTTTGGCTTGCTGGCTTTGTTGTTGCTGTTGGCGCTGAGCTTGGAGTTCGGTATCGTTTAACGTGCCGCCTTTTTGGGCGTTTAGCAGGGCGTTCAGGTAGCCTGTTTTACTGCGTTTAACTTTGCCCTGCTGAATGGCCAATTCAAGCAGGTCTAGTAAATCTTGGGCTTGTGCTTTTTGGCAATTCTTTAGCAGGTTTTGGGCAAATTTTAGTTCCGCGCTGTTAAGTGATGTTGGGTAATTTAAATCCTGATGACCTTCATCATTATCACGCCGACGACTTTCAACAACGGGTGCTGGTTCATCTATAGGCGCTGGCGGCGTGGCTTCGGTTTGTTGTTGTTGGGGTGAATTGTTGTTAAGAGGGTCTAATGCTGTATGTCTCTTTTTTTCGGAATCCGCTTT